GGGACATCGCGGTCCGTACGGGTCTGGGGACATAAACGATCTTCAAAGCAAACCTGCTCGATAACACTCTGTAGCCCCTCGCCGTGCCGCAATGGCTGGCGGACGATGCCGCAACGGCACATCCAGAGGTGATCAACCATGGCCGGTATCGGCCCCGCTCCCAAGGACCCCAGTCAGCGGCGCCGGCGCAACGCCGACATCGCAGCGGCCACGGTCCTTCCCGCAGAAGGCCCCCAAGGTTCCACGCCGGACCTCCCGGGCAACGCCTATGACGCACGCACCATGTCTTGGTATGAGACGTGGCGCACCAGCCCGCAGGCGACCGTGTTCGTGGCCACCGACTGGCAGCGTCTGCACATGCTGGCCGAGTTGGTGCAGCAGTACTGGGAGGAGCCTCGCAAGGAGCTTCTCTCCGAGATCCGCCTGAACGAGGCCGCGCTCGGCGCGACGGCCGCGGACCGTATCCGTCTGCGCTGGACCGTCGCCCAGGCCGAGGAGGAACAGCGCGGCGGTTCCCGCCCGTCGCGGCCGCGCAGCTCGGCATCGCGCCGTGACCGCATCCTGAGGTCCGTCGATGGCTCGACGGAGGACTGACCCGAACCGCTTCGTCTCCCTTGGCTTCGACGCGATTGAGTGGATTGAGCACTACCTGTGCCACGGTCCGGGTGACGTGCAGGGGCAGCCGTTCCTCATCGATGACGAGATGGGCGAGTTCATCGCTAAGGCGTACCGTCTGGACCCCGTGACCGGGCGCCGCATCGTGAACCGCGCGTTCCTGTCGCGGCCGAAAGGCCGGGCCAAGAGCGAGCTGGCCGGGGCGCTGGTCTGCTTCGAGGCACTAGGCCCGTGCCGCTTCGACGGCTGGGACGCCAACGGTGAGCCGGTGGGCCGGTCGCAGGTATACCCGTTCATCCGCTGTCTGGCGACGGAGGAGAACCAGTCCGGGAACACCTACGACAACGTCACCACGATGCTCGAGCACCTGGTGGAGAACTTCGGCGACGAGTTCCCAGGGATCGACCTGGGCCGGAACGCACAGACCTCGTCTCGGATCTTCCTCGAAGGCGGCGGGGAAATCGTCCCGTCAACGTCGTCGGGCGCGGCCAAGGACGGCGGTAAGGAGACGTTCGCGGTCTTCGACGAGACGCACCTGTACGTGCTGCCTGAGTTGAAGAGCATGCACAAGACAGTGCGCCGCAACCTGGTGAAGCGCCGTGCTGCCGAGCCGTGGTCGCTGGAGACGTCGACCATGTACGCGGTCGGCGAGAGCTCAGTGGCGGAGGCGACGCACGAGTACCACAAGGCGGTCGTCTCGGGCCGGGTGCGTGACGGCGGTCTCCTCTTCGATCACCGTGAGGCCCCGCATGTCGAGGATCTGCATGACGACGACCAGCTGCTGTCTGCCCTGGAGTTCGTGTACGGCGATGCAGCGAAGTGGATGGACCTGGAGCGGATCGCCAGCGACATGCGGGAGCCGGACACCGATCCGGCGGACGCCCGCAGGTACTTCCTGAACCAGCCCGGTACCGCCTCGGCGAAGGCGTTCGACCCGGGGCGCTGGCGGGAACTGGCGGACTCGCACTTCATCGTCCCCGCGAAGGAAGCGATCGCTATCGGCTTCGACGGGTCGAAGTGGAGCGACTCGACGGGCTTCATCGCGACCCACATCGAGACGGGCCACCAGTGGGTGCTCGGGGTGTGGGAGTCGCCTGCGAACAAGCAGGAGGCCGAATCGTGGGAAGTCCCCGAGGCCGAGGTGAACGCCGTTCTGGACGAGGCCATGCGGACGTGGCGGGTCGTGCGCGTCTACGCGGACCCGGCCTACTGGGAGGAGACCATCGCGGGCTGGGCCGGCAAGTACGGCCCGAAGGTCGTCACCGAGTGGTGGACGCACCGGCGCCGCCAGATGGCGTTCGCCCTGCGCGCGTACAAGACGGCAATGACGGGCGGCGAGTTGTCGCACGACGGCAGTGACGCCTTTGCCCGGCACATCGCCCAGGCGGTGAAGCGGAACGCCGGGGTGAAGGACGACGAGGGCAAGCCGATGTGGGTGATCCAGAAGGACCGCCACGACTCCCCTCGGAAGATCGACCTTTCCATGGCGGGCTGCCTGTCCTGGGAAGCCCGGCGGGACGCAATCAAGGCGGGCGGCAACGAGCCGCCGCGCTCCCGGAAGACGACTGTGATGCGCTGACGATGACGGGGGTGACCTGTGGCCCTCGACCTCGAGCCGGATGCCTGGCTGAAGCGGTTGATTGCGGCGCACGACAACGACCTGCCGCAGTTGCGGTTGATGGACTCGTACTACGAGGGCACGCAGCCGCTCAGCTATCTGGCGCCGGAGATCCAGTCGGAGTTGTCGGACCGGATGCGGCAGCTGGTCATCAACTGGCCGCAGCTCGTGGTGGATGCGCTGGATGAGCGGCTGGATGTCGAGGGCTTCCGGTACGCGGACAGCGAGACGACTGCGGATGATCTGTGGGACGTGTGGCAGGCCTCCGACATGGACGAGGGCAGCCAGCAGGCCCACGTCGATGCGCTGGCCCTGAAGCGGTCCTATGCGATCATCGGCGCGAACGAGGACGACGAGTCCACGCCGATCATCACCGCCGAGTCCGCCCTGGAAGTCTTCGCGGAGCGGGATCCCCGCACCCGTCAGGTGATGGCGGCGATCAAGCGGTGGGACGAACCCTCCGCAGGGGCCGCCCCGGCGAAGTGGGCGACGCTCTACCTGCCGAACAAGCGGACCACGTTCGAGCAGCAGAAGGGCGTGTGGACCCCGGTCGACCAGGACGAGCACAACCTCGGCCAGGTGCTAGTAGTACCGCTAGCGAACCGGCCGCGGCTTCGCCATCTGGATGGGACGTCGGAGCTTCGTTCGGTGATTCCGATCTCGGATGCCGCCTGCAAGATCGCCTCGGACATGATGGTCAGCGCTGAGTACCACGCGATGCCGCGCCGGTGGGCGACGGGCATGAGCAGGGACGACTTCGCCGACGAGAACGGCCAGCCGCTCGGCGCGATGTCGTCGCTGGCGGGCCGTCTGTGGGTGAACGAGGGCGACACCGTCAAGTTCGGCCAGTTCCCCGAGGCGCAGCTTTCGAACTTCCACGACACGATCAACGTTCTTGCCCGGCTGGTGGCTGCCCTGACGGGTCTGCCGCCTGCGTTCCTCGGCCTGGCCACCGACCAGCCCCCTTCAGCGGATGCAATCCGCGCGTCGGAGGCCCGGCTGGTGAAGCGGGCGGAGCGCCGGCAGCGGGCGTTCGGCGAGGCGTGGGAAAGGGTCATGCGGCTCGTCCTGCTGGTCCGGGACGGCAAGCTCGACCCGCGGACCGGGAAACTCGAGACCGTGTGGCGGGACCCGGCGACGCCGACCTACGCACAGAAGGCCGACGCAGTCGTCAAGCTGCACGCGTCCGGGATCCTGCCGACCGAGCAGGCCTGGGAGGACCTCGGCTACAGCGCGGTGCAGCGAGACCGGATGCGGGGCATGCAGGACGAGGCCCTGACCCGCATGACGGCCATGGATCTGCACCAGCTGTCCACGGCCCAGCCGGAGCCGCAGCCCCTCGAGGCCCCTCCGGGAGGCTGACGTGGCCGTTGCAACGCAGGCGCACGCGGACATCGTCGCCGCCTACGGCCGGTCTCAACAGCGGGCCGTCATCCAGACGACGGTCACGATGGAGAGGCTGTGGAAGCGGCTCGCCGCAGCAGACCTGTCCGCGTCGTGGCTGCAAGGCCTGGGCGCGGCGATGGTCCGGGCGGTCGCGGCCGGCCAGCTGGTCGCGGCGTCCACGGGCCAGCCGTACATCGAGGCGATGGTCCGCATGGACGGCTTGAGCAGTGACTACCTGGAGCAGGCGGCGCGTGTGGACGCCCGCTCGCTTTCGGGCGTCGCTGCGGACGGCCGGACGCTGGACTCGCTGCTGTATCTGCCGGTGATCCGCACGAAGACGCTGATCGGCGGCGGCCTGACGGTTCAGGAGGCCATGCTCGCCGGGCAGGCGCAACTGCTGCGGATGGCCGCGTCGGAGGTGGCCGATGCGGGCCGCGGCGCGGCTGGTGTGGCGATGGTTGCGAACCGGTCGGTGACGGGCTACGTGCGAACGGTGCGCTCCGGGGCGTGTGCACGCTGCGCGATCCTCGCGGGCCGCTGGTACCGCTGGAACGCCGACTTCCAACGTCACAAAAGGTGCCAGTGTTTTGGCACGCCCGCGACGGAGGCCCGCCCGGGTCGCCGCACCAATCCAATGTCGTTCTTCAACGGCTTGTCCCGCGCAGAGCAGGATCGCCGGTTCACGATCGGCGGCGCTGAGGCGATCCGGAACGGCGCCGACATCTACAAGGTCGTCAACGCGGGTCGGTCCACGGTCACGTTGGACGCCTACGGTCGGAAGGTCGTTGCCACGCTCGAGGGCACGACGCGCCGCGGGGAGTTCTTCCAGCAGATGCGCCGCGAGGCGGAGCAGCGCACGGGCCAACGGTTCGCTCGCGGCCGCGCCGACGTGGAACAGGGACTGCCGCGCTTCCACCTGAAGACGCCGCGGCTCACGCCCAGCGAGATCCTCCGACTCTCCGAAGATCGCGACGAGCTGATCGGGATGCTCAAGCGCTTTGGCTATCTGTCCTAGCCGCTTCCGGCAGGGATGACCATCGACCAACACCAGGGGGTCCCGCAATGGGGCTCCTTTCGCATGTCCACAACTGAAGGGGCGGACGCAATGTCCACCGAGATCACGAAGGTCCCGGCAACCGGGATCACCTGGTTCAACCTGCACCGTCACGACGGCGAAGAGGGCGACAACGCCCCCGATGAGGCCGCCGGGTCGGACGCTGGCGGAGGCGACGACGCAGAGGCCGAACAGCTTCTCGCCGACGCCGTCGACGGCAGTGATGCCGAAGACGAAGAGATCGAAGGCGCTGACCAGCTCGGCGATGCAGGCAAGAAGGCGCTGCAGCGCATGAAGGAGCAGCTCAAGCAGGCCAAGAAAGAACTGGGCGAGCTGAAGGAAACAGGCGATTCTCGCGATGGCAAGTCGGACTCAAACGAGGTCCGGCGAGCTCGCAAAGAAGCTGCGGACGCGCGCAGGCGTGCCAGCGACCTTGAGCGCAAGGTGCAGGAGTTCGAGGACCGCGAGAAGTCGGAACTGGAGAAGGCTCAGAGCGCTTCTGAGCGGGCGAAGGATCAGGCTACGAAGGCCGTGGCGCGCTCGGTCCGGTCTGAGATCAAGGTGTCGGCCAGCGACAAGTTCGCAGACACCTCGGATGCCATCGACGTGCTGATGCGCGACCCCCAAAAGTACGTCGACTCCGACGGCGAGATCGACACCGACGCGATCGAGGCCGACCTCGCGGACCTCCTGGAGCGCAAGCCGCACTGGGGCAAGCCCGAGCCGGCTGCTCCCGCCCCCGAGAGGAAGCCGCAGCCCAAGCCTGACCCTGGCCAGGGCTCGCGTGGTGCTCCCGCGCCGGTGAACTACCTCGAGGCCTCGAAGGACGAGGTCGCCCAGGAGCTCGCCAAGTACGGCTACAGGCAGCGCGTGTGATCACGGTCCGGGCCCGGTTGGGCGGCGGACGCACCTCGATTGAGGTGTCCGGTCACGACGAGCCTGCTGCTGGGGGTCGCGTCTGCGCCGCCGTGTCGGCCATCACCCAAACCGCGCTGCTGGGCCTGGATCAGGTCGCGCAGCAATACCCGGACTACGTGTCCATAGAGATCACTGAGGAGTGACAATGACCCCCACCATGTCCGCGGCCCGCCCGCGGCTCATCCGCGCCCCGCGGTCGTGGTTCCGACTGGACCGGCACGCCGGTGTCCGGCCGTCCCTGCCCGCCGGCATCCAGGCGATGCTGCAGAACGGCATGCTCGACCGCGTGTTCCGTGACGCGCTGGTGCCGAACTTCCTGTTCCCCCAGATCGCGGACGCGGAGCCGTGGATGGGCGGTCTGGGTGACACCAAGACGTTCACCCGCAAGGGCCTGCTGGCGCCGGTGACGACTCCGGTGACCGGCTCGGACCCGGCGGCGGCCACGTACAGCATCGAGCAGTGGTCCGTCACGATGGACCAGTACGCGAACTCGATGGACACCAACATGCTCGGGTCGTCGATGGCCCTCGCGAGCAAGTTCCTCGCGGACATCGAGAACCTCGGCATCAACGCCGGGCAGACCATCAACCAGGTCGCCCGCAACAAGCTGTTCAAGGCCTACGCGGGCGGCCGGACCTGGTGCACCACGGCCGGAACCTCGGACACGTCGATCATCGTCAACTCGACGGACGGCTTCGAGACCGTCATGGTCAACGGCGTCCCGACGGCCGTGTCGGCGTCGAACCCGCTCACGGTGACCATCGCGGGCACCGGTAACACGGTGACCGGCGTGAACCTCGGCACCAAGACGCTGACCCTGGGCACCGCCCGCGTCGACGTCGCCGGTGACTACGTGGTCGCGGCGAACGCCCCCACCAGCGTCCGGGCGACCGGCAACTCCGCCTACGACCTGACCGGGTCGAACACGGTGACGTTCGCGAACTTCCGGGCCGCCGTGGCGCGCCTGCGGAAGATGGCGGTCCCGACCGTCGGCGGCTACTACGTCGCCCACATCGACCCCGACACCGAGGCGCAACTTTTCGCCGACTCCGACTTCAAGCAGGCCCTTCAGGGCCGTGTGGACTCCCCGATCTACCGGGACCTGTCCATCGGCCGGTTCGGCGGCATCGACTGGGTCCGCAACCTGGAGTCTCCGACGATCGCCAACGGTGGTTCGGCGGGCACCCTGCTCGTGCACCGGCCGATCGTGCTGGGCGCGAACGCGCTGATGGCGGCTCCGTTCGAGGGCACCAACAGTCTCCTTGCCGGTACCGGCGTCGAGGACGTGCCCGAGATCCGCACCGTCAGTGCGGCGCCCGCGGTCGACGTCACCCTCCTGGTGCGTCCGGCGCAGGACCGCCTGCAGCAGGTCATCGCCTCGACCTGGTCGTGGGTCGGCGACTTCGGTGTTCCGTCCGACGCGGGCACGGGCGATGCGGCGCTGTACAAGCGCGGCGTCGTCATCGAGCACGCCTGACATGGCTCCCGCCGGCGCGGACGCATCCCTGTCCGTCCGCGCCGGCGGGCCTTTCACGAAGGAGATG